TGCTCAAAGTAAATACTTTGAAACTTCATATTCTTTTTATCTTGTTTAGATCCATCGTAACTAAATCTTGGTCTAACAATATGACAGATCTCTACTTCATCATAAGGATTAGTTTTATGAGTAGTGTTTATTTCTTTAGATAAATTTTCTGGACCAAACTTTTGCATCGCTTGATCAGCGGTAAGTTTAAATTTTCTATAAACATTATCTATTAAACCTTTTTTATTTTCTTCAATATAAATTTCTTTAATATGCCTAGCAGAGAAACGAACAATATCGTTTTCATCTTCTTCAACCATCAAGCATGATGTACCAAAAGCAATTAAGTCATGATAATTTTCAAAGATCTCTTGTTGAAAGTTAGATCTTGCAAAACCTAAGTACATCTTATCAATACTATCTTCTAACCATTCTCTAGCTTCATCGTTCTCATTTAATGCTGCTTCTTTAAATCTTAAAGAAAACCATCTATTCGCAGATGATGTAAGCATTCCATGAAGTGATGCTGCTAGTAGTTCTAAAGAATGAATTGCTGTTGCATCAAATATTTTTGTGGATCTTTTATCTCCTCTAGTTCTCTCTTTAGTAATCTCAGCTTTTCTAGGTAGCATTAGATCTGCCACTTCTTGCCAATGGCTCTCCCAAGTAGATCTCTTTTCTCTTAATCTTGATAGATTATTCTTTAGCTCTGCAGCTAGTTTTCTAAGCTCTTGAGATTGCATTATCTTCTTTTTCTTTTTTTAGCTGTCTTAGCTGCTCTTCTAAAATTTGCTTTTGTTGGAGCGCCTTTAGATCCAGGCTTTCGCATTTTTTCTTTACTACCAGCTTTGATACGCTTACGCTTTTTATGGATATTTCTATACAAACTCATTTAACCTCCTAATAAAGTTTTCTGTTTAATTTCTTGTTCTTCTAGTAAACCAGAAGCTGAAGTCTTAATTGTAGATCTTCGACCTTTTCTTTTATTTAATAATTTTTTAGCTTCTTCATTACCTTTTGAAGCATTCTCAGTAAGTTTGTCATCCAAAGCCTTCGACATCTTTTTTCCTTCTTCAGGAGTTTTAAGTTTTGGCTCTACTTTTTTAATAACCTTTTGCTCAACACCTTTATTAATAAGTTTTTTAAATGCTTTTTTTGGACCACCCATAATAATTATCCTAATAAAGTTCTTCTGCTTAATGTTGGATAACCTTCAACTCCTGTTACAGATGTTAAAACAGTCTTTTTTCTGCCTTTTCTCTTATTCTTTAACAAGATCTCATCAGCACTAGCTTTAGTATCTGTTTTAGTTGGAGCTACTTTGTCAGCAATAATCGCTTCAGATTTAACCTTAGTATTATCCATTTGAGATTTAACTTTTGGTTGTTCAACAGATTTTTTAGTTTCTACTTTAGGAGTTTTTACTTTAGGAGGAGGATTATCATTTCCATCATTACCTCCTATTGGAGTAGTAACTTTTGTAGGTTTTTTAGCTACACTTCCTTGATAGTCTGGAGTACCAAAAAGGCTATCATTTACCTTACGCTCAACCTTTTTCTTTTTAGATATTTCAACTTGTTTTTTAATACCTTTAACAATAGCACCAGTTACTCCGCCACCTTTTATAAAGTCTGCTACTGGATTTTTTCTAGGTTTAGAATACTGTTTTCCTGTTACTGGATTGTAAGTATCTCTATCTCCTGAGTTATTTCCACCTGAATTTCCACCCATAATATTTATCCTAATAATGTTCGTTTGTTAATTTCTTGATCTTCAATTTCGTTAAGACCAGTTCCAGTAAGAATAGTAGATCTTCTACCTTTTCTTTTTCTTTCTTTTGCTCTTTGTTCAGCTTCTTGCTCTGCCACTAACTCCGCATCTTCTTCTACTGGAGCTTCAGGTACATCTTCCACTTTTGGCATTTGCATCGGTTGTGGATCAGGAATTTTTGGCGCTCTAAATATAGATCCCATAACTACCTTTTCTTTTTACCTTTTTTCTTTTTAGCTTTCATAGCTGCTGCTTTACCTTTTTTTGTGTAAGCATATTTTTTTCCGTTTACCATTGGCATAATTATATTACCTCATAATTGCTTTCAGCTTTTTGCTGAAAAGATTTGTTGTTGATTATTTTTGTTTCTTCTAATCCAGTTGCTAAACATCTAAACGCATCGCAAGGATGGCTTGAAAAATCATGAACTGGTTTTGATTTAAAAGTTCGATCCTTATCACTATATTTTCTATGATAGTGTCTAAGAGCTATAAGTAATTGTTTACACTTTTCGCTATCGATCCTACATCTAGGTAAAATCATTTTTACTGCATGTAGACCATCTTCTAAAAGTATTCTAGGTGCAGTCCTAAATTTTATTCCAAGTTGATAAAAAACTTCTCTTCTTGTTTTTCCAGTAGAGAACTCAACCTGGTCCAAATCATGTGGTGCATAATGTGTTTCGTATATGTAATCTTTTTCTTTTAAGATCTGAACATAATGCGGTAATGCTTGGTTGTTGTTTTCATAGTAGTCAATCAAATGTATTGAATGATTAACCTTCTGAAAGAATATTATTGATGTACTATCGTTAAAACCGAGATCTATTGCAGTAGATACTGGATAAGCTGGATCATAAGGAACAGATCCAATTTGACCTTTATCGTCTATTTCTTGAACCAGATCGCCATAAATTGAACCACTAATATTACCAATAAAAGAACACTCAAACTCTTGGTCGTATTTAGCTTTACCCATGACGGACAGAGCTGCATCCAATTCTTCTTGATCAACAATCTTTGTTTGAGAAGCCTTAGCTTTATAAAGAAACCATTTATCATCCGCTTGAGCTTTATTGTAGTAGTCATAAAATATATTGTTCATTCCTTTTGGCGTTCCACACATAACCATAAAACCTTTACGATCTGATAATGCTGGAATTACAACTTCGTCTAGCAAAGAAGGATTAATTTGAGCTGCCTCATCTATGATGCAACCGTCTAAATATATACCTCTAATACTATCTGGATTTTCAGAAGATAGTAAAGAGATCCTAGCACCGTTTATAAAATCACAACGCAATTCACTTTCATTGTATTTTGTGCCAGGAATATTTTTTGTGTAAAACTTTAGAAAATCAAACGCTATGCTTTTTGCCTGTTTATAAGTTGGTGCAATGTAAGCGTATCTAGGATTATGATTTTGATTTGTCATAGCCGCCTTAATAAGATGGTTAAGACAAAGTGTGGTCTTGCCACATCTACGGTGTAAACACAAAAGTGAATATCTATGCTTATCTAATTCTTGATGTATATAAGCCTGAACATTTCTTGGCTTATACGGAATTTGGATTTTCATTAAAATATAGCAGCACCTAATATAAATCCGATTGAGAAAGTGATTAGCAAAGGATGAGTGATGCAAAGCATTTCTATCTTAACTTTTAATTCTTGTATAAATTTTTTCATAATTAATGGACCGTTGGTGGAACTTCACTAAAGTTAGATCTCATATAAATTCTGTTAAAAACAAATTCGCAGAAATCTTGTAAATCATCTTCATCTTCAAAACCTGAAAAGCTTATTATTAGTTCGTTGTCATAAGCCTTAAAGCTTATTGCGGTTACATTGCGAAACTTACTTTTAATGTATGAACTCATTTGTCTATGTGTGTTTATTATATCGGTAGTTTATGTATAAGGAGGCGCACCCACTTTTTGGTGGTGTGGTCCTACGAAAAATAATACTTTTTATTCTGTCAGGTAAACAACTTTGCATGACAGCCTAACGCTCTAGCCTAGAAACTAAACAATAATTTAAAACAAAGTACGGATACGGTACTGATAAGTTCAGATCTCCTATATCTACTTGCAATTTAGAATCATTCGAACCTCATGTCGTGTGCGAGAACTATGTTTGTGCCTCAGCTACCCAACTCTGAAACATTCTTAATCTCATTCTCATAAGTCTTATCATCGTCTGCACTATTCCATGTAATCTCAATCTTACTATCTACTTCGATCTGTTGTTTGTCTCCATAGATTGCAACAAGCTTAGATGCCATCCAACGATAATGAATTAACTTCTCTCTTGTTACTGCAATACTTTTATTGTCCGCAGTCTCAAGTTCAGTAATCATCTTATCAAGATATGTCTGAGCTGCTATCTTACGAGCA